CGCGCTCGCTGGCTGCGGCGCTGCTGAGAGTGAAGCCCCTGCCGAACGGTCCCCCGTCGCAGGGGCTTCGCCATACCCTGGCCCCCTCTCATCACCACGCCAGTCCTTGGGGGGACCATGCGCCACATCACCACCGCCCCGGCCGCCGCCGTGCTGCTCCTCGCCCTCACCGCCTGCTCGACCACCGCCGACAACCCGCCGAGCAGCGCGTCGCCGAAGGCCGGCCAGAACGCGTCCACCGAGCAGCCCGCCGACGACGGCAAGGAGCAGCTGGAGAAGTCCGTACGCAACTACACCGCCGCCCTCTTCAGCGGCAACGAGAGCGGCTACGACCTGCTCTCGGGCCGCTGCCAGAAGCAGATGCCCAAGACCACATGGGTCACGATGGCCAAGACCGCCCACCAGCAATACGGCGCGCAGAAGGCCACAGGCGTCAAGGTCGACCAGCTTTCCGGGGACCTGGCGCGCGTCAGCTACGGCGCCGGCAACATCCCGCAGTTCGAGCGTGAGGGACAGTCGTGGTTGCGTGAGGACGGTACGTGGCGCTGGGACGCGTGCCCGTCGACCAACTGACGCCCGTGGTCGGGGGCTGCGACCGCACGCAAGTTGCAGCCCCCAAGATCCTGGCCGCCCGTTTTTTCGTACCTTCCCACCAGGGAGGTGCGACATGGCGGGCCAGCAACAGCAGCGGATCATCGGCGACGCGCGGGAAGACGAAGTCGTCCTCCTCTACACCCGTGACCGGCTCACCTTCCGGCAGATCGCCGAGCAGCTCGGCTGCGATGTGAAGAACGCCCACCAGGCGTGGAAGCGCGGCCGGGCCCGCCTGCACAAGGAAGCGCAGGAAGCGTTCGGCGAGATGGTTGGCCAGCAGCTGGCCACCTGCAAAGTCCTCATCGACGGCCTGATGCCCGTCGTCCTGCGCAGCGACACGAACTCGGCGAAGGCCGCTGAGGCGATCGTCCGCGCGATGGACCACGAGGCCAAGCTCCTCGGCCTGTACGCCCCCGTCCGCGCGAACGTCACCGTCACCGACGAGATGACCGAGCGGGTAAAGGCACTCGCCGCCGAGCTGGCCGAGCTGTGACCGCCGACCTCGACACACGCCTGGCCGCACTGTCGCCGGCCGAACTAGAGCTCCTCGAGGAGGAGCTGCGGGCGCGGCTGTGGCAGAAGCGGTGGAACAAGTGGACGCCGTACCCGTGGCAGGTCCCGCCCGACGAGATCCCCACCATGGGCTGGTGGCTCCAACTCGGCGGCCGCGGCACCGGCAAGACCGACGGCTGCGCCCGCTACATGGTCGACCACGTCAACGGCCCCGCCTGCGACCCGCGACTCCGGGGCGGGCACCGCATGGCGATCGTCGCCCCGACGCAGGGCGACGCCGTCGAGGCCTGCGTCAACGGCCCGTCCGGGCTGCGCGCTCATGACCCGCGCGTCGTGCTGCGGACGACCACGGGCGGAACTTTCGCGAAGTGGCCGTCCGGCGCCGAGGCCAAACTCTTCGGCGCGCACACCCCGGACGACATCGAGCGTCTCCGCGCGGGCGGCAACCGGTGCCTGGTGTGGATGGAGGAGGCCGCGGCGCAGCGCCGGTTGAAGGAGGCGATCACGCACTCCGAGATGGGTCTCCGCATCGGCCCGAACCCTCACTACATCGCCAGCACCACGCCGAAGCCGCGCACCGAGATCATCGAGCTGACGAAGCGCGCGGACGTCATCATGACCCGCGGCCGCACCCGCGACGCCATCCACCTGCCGCAGGACATGAGGGACTTCCTCGTCCAGAAGTACGCCGGCACCCGACTCGAAGCGCAGGAGCTCGACGGTGACCTCCTCACCGACATCGAGGGCGCCCTGTGGTCCCGCACCGGGCTGGACAAGACCCGCGTCGGCGCCGCCCCAGACATGGCGCGCGTCGTCGTCGCCATGGACCCCGCCGCCACGTCCGGCTCCGAATCCGACGAGATGGGCATCATCGTCGCCGGCCTGGGCCGCCAGTACCTGCCCGACGTCAACGGCACACAGCGCCGCCACGGGTACGTCCTCGACGACGTGTCCGGCCGGATGCCGCCCCTCGACGCCGCCCGTACCGCGATCCGGGCGTACCACCGGCACAAGGCGGACGCGATCGTCGCCGAGGTCAACAACGGCGGCGACTGGATCGGCACCGTGATCCGGCAGATCGACCCCACCGTCAACTACCGCACCGTGCGCGCATCCCGCGGCAAGCAGACCCGCGCCGAGCCGGTGGCCGCGCTCGCCGAGCAGAACGCCGCACACATCGTCGAGAGCCTGCCCGAGCTCGAGGAGCAGCTCGTGTCATGGGTGCCCGGCGACGACAGCCCCGACCGGCTCGACGCCATGGTGTGGGCCCTCACTGAACTCATGCTCGCGCCCGCGGGCAACCTCGCCGCGGTCGCCTAGGAGGACTGACGTGAGCCACTACAGGAACCGCGCCCTGAGCCGAGCAGCGGAGAAGCGCGCCATGGGCCTGGACACGCTCCGGGACCGCATGCCCATCACGGTCGCCTCGATCGGCGGCCAGCAGTCCCTCACGCTCGCCCTGGACGCCGAGGCCCGCGGCTACGCCAACAGCTCGGTGGCGTACCGGTGTGTGGCGGCCATCGCCGACAACGGCAGCTCGGTGCCGCTCGCCGTGCGCCAGCCGGACGGGTCGGTGATCGAAGGCCACGAGGTTGCGCACCTGTTCAACAAGCGGCCCAACCCCTTGATGTCCGCGAGGATCTTCAAGTCGCTGATCCTTCAGCAGGGCGAGTTGGCCGGGCAGTCTTTCGTGTGGCTGGACCGCGGTGAGACCGGCCTCGGTCCGGTGGCCGAGGGCCACATCGTCTTCGACCAGGTCGACGTCATTGTCGACAAGCCGATCGCTCAGCGGCCGACGATGGCGAACCTCCTCGGCTTCATGATCCGGCGGGCCGACGGGACGCAGGTGCCCGTCCTGCCCGAAGAGATGCTGTGGCTGCGCTACCCGCACCCGTTCGACCCGCTCGGCTGCCTCGCCCCGTGGAAGGCCGCCCGGCACGCCGTCGACATGGACGCCTACGCCCGCGAGTGGCAACGCTCCAGCTACAAGAACGGCGCCACCCCGTCCGGCGTCGTCTACCTCGGGCAGATGGAGCCGGACCAGTTCGCTGCCGCCCGCGCGGCGTGGCGCTCCTCGATGCAGGGCCCGGCGAACGCAGGCAAGAACCTGCTCGTCTCCTCGCCGCCCGGCGGCGGCACCCCCGTCTCGTACGCCCGGGTCGGCCTGACCGCCGAGGAGATGGACTACCTCGAGTCGCGGATGGCCAACGCCGCCGAGGTGATGATGGCGTTCGGCGTCCCCCACGACTACCTGGCCGCAGGCACCACATACGAGAACCGGGCCGCGGCGAAGGCGACGCTGTGGTCGGACACGATCAAACCGAAGCTGGAGATCATCGGCTCGGAGATCGACCGCGTCCTCCTGCCGTCCGACGCCGAGGAGGCCGAGTTCGACCTCTCCGAGGTGGAGGCGCTCCAGGAGGCGCAGGACTCCAAGGCGAACCGGGCACGGGCCGCGATGTACGCGGACATCACCACGGTGGACGAGGCGCGCGCCCTCCTCGGCTACGACCCGCTGCCCGGAGGGATCGGCGCGAACACGCTCACCCCGTACCGGGCCCAGTGGGCACCGGTGCAGGGCATGCCCTCCGACGATGAGGCCCGGTCGTGGGACGCCGACTTCTCCCGCCTGCCGACGACGGACGTCGGGCCCGTCGTCGAGCGGGCCGTCGAGGCTGCGCTCACCCGCCTCCTTGGCGCGGCCCGGCCGCAGGCCGACGCCCCGACGACGCCCCGTCGTCTGGAGCTGACGCGCGCCGACGACACCCCCAAGTCGCCGTCGCTGACGGACATCAACGAGGCGTACGACGAACTCGAAGGCGTCGGCCGGCGCGCGGTGCAGTCGCTCGCCCGGGAGCAGCGAGAGCGGGTCCTCCGCGACTTCGACCGGCTGATGAAGAAGCCGGAGAGGTCGGCGGTGTGGCTCGGTGAGGTTCGGGAGCAGTCGGCCGCCCTCGCCCGCGAGCAGCTGCTCACCCTCGCCCCGCCCGACCTCGACGTCGTCCCCGCCGCCCGCGCGACGGACATGGACGTCGCCACCGGCCCCGACGGCTGGGAGCAGCGCATCCGGCTGCGGGAGATCTTCGACGGCGGGTACTGGCGCCGCCAGACCGCGAAGGTGCTGCGCCCGTTCGTCGAGCGGGCATGGCGCCGCGGCGGCGTATCCATCACCCCCAGCTTCGACCTCGACGAACCGGACGTCGCCGGTGCCCTCGACGCCCGAGTCGAGGAGCTGGCCGGGCAGGTGACCGCAACGACGGAGCAGGTGCTCCGCTCGCAGTTGCTCGCGCACGGCGTCGCCGAGGGCGAGTCCATCCCGGAGCTCCGGGCCCGGATCCAGCAGGTGTTCACCAACCTCGGCGACTACCGCGCAACAATGATCGCCCGCACCGAAACGGTGGGCGCCTACTCCGCCGCCTCCCACGCCGCAGCCTTGGAGGCCGGGGCCGTCCGCAAGACATGGCTGTCCACGGACGACAAGCGGACCAGGCGCACGCACAAGGCGGCGCAGGGCGTCACGGTGCCGATGAACAAGCGGTTCGAGGTGACGCAGAGCAGGTGGCCGGCGGACCCGGCCGCGCCCGCGAACCAGTCCATTCAGTGCCGGTGCGCGCTCACCTTCGAGTTCGACCCCGCCCCCGACGACGAGGAGTCCTGACCCATGGCCACCCTGCTGCGAACCGAGGTCCCCGTGATCCTCCAGCCCGCTGGCAGCGTCCAGTACCGCGGCGCGTACTGCCCCCAGGGCGTGCCGTTCTCCGAGGTGAGGCGCGGCCCGTTCGACGGAAAGACGGACCTGGCTGTGATGCCGGACCCCAACGGCGACCTGCCGAAGCACGTCAGCTTCGGCGGCGGCCGGATCGTGTACGAGTACGACGGCCGCGACCAGAAGGACCGCGCGGTCTACCGGTACGCGCCGCGCCTGTCCCCCGCCCACCAGTCCGTCATGGACGCCGTGGCCGAGGTGTACGCCGAACACGCACTGAAGCAGCAGGGAGGCCAGTCATGACCGAGGTTGAATTCCGAGTTTTCGAGACCAGCGAGTTCCGAGTCGACGAGGGCCAGGACGGCACCTTCGACGGGGTCGCCTGCCAGTACGGCAAGAAGGACAGCTACGGGACCACGTTCCACCCGGGCGTCTTCAAGCGCGGCATTGACAAGGGAAGCTACGCCTACCTGTGGATGCACTCCCCCTACAGCCCGATCGGGACGTTCAAGGCCGACGAGCAGTCCAACCTGCTCCACATCGCTGGCCAGTACGACGACACGGTCGACGGCCGGGACAAGCGCGCCATGGCCCGATCTGGCTCGGCGCGGGAACTGAGCGTCGGGTTCGTCCGGACGGACCTCCCGCCGTGGGAGAAGCTGGCGAAGATGACCGACGAGGAGCGAGCCGACGTCCTCGACAACATCCGCTCGGCGCGGCTGGTGGAGGTCTCGCAGATCACCGCGCGCATGGCCGCCGTCCCCGGCTCGAAGCTGAAGGTGGTCCGGTCCGCCCTTGGCGCGCTCTACAGCGACACCGGTGAACCGACCCTCGCGGAGCGCCTGGCCGAGTACGACCGTGAACACGGCCGGGACTCGGCCATCGCGCACGAGCAGGAGCAGGTGCGGCAGATGCAGGAGCGGCAGCGTCGTGCCGCGCTGCTGCGGCTGACCACGGCGGGCGCGTGATGGGCACCTTCCGGTCCCGGGCACAGTGGCGGTGGGCCTTCGCACGGAAGATGCCATGGGCCCGCCGCTGGGCACGCCGTACCCGCTCGTACAACTCCCTGCCGCGCAAGGCCCGCAAGAGCAGGCGACGCAGGTAAACGCCCGTCGTCGGCGCAAGTTGCAGCCCCCGACGACGGGCGTTCGCGATTCGATCTACCCTCCCAACCATCCGGGCCGCACTGACCGGACGTAAAAGCCCAGTGCTCGCCGGGCGCGATCCACCGGCCGTGAAAGACGGACCGCAGACCCCCAGACCTCTGGGCGGCTGCGAGCCGTCCACGGACCGGAAGGCAGACACCATGGGCAACTTCGCCAAGGTGCGCCCCGTCGGTCGCCGCAAGGACGGCCGACCGATCTACCCCATCAAGGGCGGCGCCCCGACCCTCACCGAGCAGCGCGACGAGGTCGCCCGCCTCCTCGCCGACCCGAACTACGACGGCGACATCGACGAACTCCTCGCCCGCGCCGACCAGGTCGCGGCCGCCATCGACCAGGCCCAGCAGCGCGACGCCCGGCTCCGCGCCCTCCAGGCCGCGCAGCTCCCCGCCGGAGACCCGCAGCCGCAGCAGGGCCAGCGCGGCAACGCCCCGGGCATGCAGCCCGACGACCACGGCAACGACCACCCGGTCACCGCTGCTGAGGCATTCGTCCGCAGCGCTGCGCTCGAGCACTTCCGGGCAGGCGGCAAGCGCGGTCAGTTCTCCGTCGAGCACCGCGCGGCCCCGGTCGGCACGGTCACCACGGGCACGCAGCCGCAGCAGAACACCCGGGTGCCGGGGATCATCCCGAACAACCCGGACTTCCCGCTGCTGGTGGCGAACCTGCTGGACCGGCAGACGTCGGACGGCACCACGCTGGAGTACATGCGGGACACGTCCGGCCCGCAGTCGACGTGGAACAAGGCCGCGGTCGTGGCCGAAGGCGCGGACAAGCCGATGTCCGGCCCGTTCTCCTTCGACCTGATCACCACGACGCTCAAGACTGTCGCCCACTGGGTGCCCATCACGAGGCAGGCCGCCGACGACAACGGGCAGCTCATGGGCTACATCAACGGTCGTCTCACCTACGGGCTGGAGTACAAGCTCGACCGGGAGATCCTCACCGGCAACGGCACAACCGAGATGCAGGGGATCCTCACCACCCCGGGCATCGGTACCTACCAGCCCGGCGTCGGCTCCACCGACGTCAAGCTCATCACCGTCCGCAAGGCCAAGACCCAGGCCGAGCTGGCCATGTACCCGCCCACGGCCGTGGTGATGAACCCGCTCGACTGGCAGGACATCGAGCTGGACGAGGACGCGAACGGCCAGTTCCGCGTCATCGCGAACGTCACCGACCCCGGCGCAGCGACCCGCCTGTGGGGCCTGACCGTCGTCACCACCGTGGCGATGACCGCCGGCACCGCGCTCCTCGGCGGGTTCCGCACCGGCGCAACGCTGTGGGAGCGGCAGGGGATCACGATCCTCATGACCGACAGCCACGCGGACTACTTCACCAGCAACACGCTGGTCATCCTCGCCGAGCGCCGGGCGAACGTCGCCGTCCACACCCCGCAGGCGTTCGTCCGCATCACGTTCGCAGCCGCGGTTTGATCCGGCCCCCATCCGACACGACACCGTGAGGAGGCCAGCGATGGCCACGCGTATCAGCAAGAGCACCGACGAGAACCAGGAGCAGCCCAACCCGGCCGCCGTCCGCACCCAGGAGTACGCGGCCGGCACCGGCTGGGACATCGGCCAGACCGCGCCGGAGGACGCCTTCCGGGCGCTCGGCGGCGAGGGCATGTCCACCCCGGTCGGCCCCATCGTGAACAAGCACCCGGGCGGCTTCGCCCGCCAGGTCGTCGCCAAGGGCGGACTCATCACCGAGGGCGTCAAGCGCGAGCTCAACGCCGCCAAGGCCGAGGCCGAGCAGGACGGCGAGGCCTGACCCATGGCGTACTGCACCGTGGCAGAGGCGAGAGCAGCGGGCTGCACCGGCACTGACGCCGAAGTCGGCGCGTGGATCGCTGCTGCCACGGAGCGGATCACCGCCTACACCCAGCAGTTGTTCGAGCCCACTCCGCTGGTGGTGGTCGCGGACGTGGCGGCGGATGGACTGGTCATCCTTCCCCGCCGCGTCCGCACGGTCACTGCTGTGACGCCCGTCGTCTCCGATGGGTCGGCGTCGTCGCTGCCGTCGTCGGCGTGGCGTGTCACGTCGTCTGACGTGCTCGGACAGATCGACGCCGTGCACCTGCGGTGGGGCGGATACGACGACCTGATCGCCGGGGCCGAGTCCTACAACGGTGGCTGGCGCGGCCTGTTCGAGCGGTGGGGACTGGAGCAGGCAAAGGTGGAGGGCGAGTTCGGCTATGACACGGTGCCCGATCTGGTGGCCCGTGCGTGCGCGCTGCTCGCAGCGCACATCGAAGCGCAGGCAGCCCCGTCCGACGCCGACAGTGCTCAGGACCCGGGTCTGGACGTGGACGACGAGGGCAACAACGTCCGCATCGAGGACGACGCCGAGGAGACGACGCCCGTCGCTCCGTCGTCGTCGACCGGATCGACGCAGGTCGACGCCCTCCTCGTCGCCTACATCAACCGCGCCGTGCCCAGCTTCGGAGGTGTGTGATGGCAGGCATCTCCGGCAGCTTCTCCATGGACGCCCGCGAGTTCGAACGCGGCCTACGCCGCTGGGCCGGCCGCCTGTCCCGCGAGTCGAAGGAAGCCACCCGCCGTACCGGCATCCGCGTCCAGAACGAGGCCAGGCGCCTGGCGCCGGTCGACACTGGCCGGCTGCGCTCCAGCATCGTGCACCGCGTAGAGGAGCGGGGCGCCCGGTTCTACGACGTGTCGGTGGGCACAAACGTCAACTACGCCGAGTTCGTCGAGAAGGGAACCCGGCGCCACTTCATCCGCCCGAAGAACGGCCAGTACCTCAAGTTCCAGTACATGGGCCGGACCGTCTACACCAAGCTCGTCGACCACCCCGGCACGAAGGCTCAGCCGTTCCTCGCCCCCGCCATCGCGATGGCCGATGCGTGGCTGCGCGAGGAGCTGGCCCGCGCAGGACGGCGGGTCCGCTGATGGCCGCCACCAGCGAGGGCGCCATCAAGGCCTACCTAGAGGCACTCGGTAGCGGCGTCCCCTTCTTCCGCGACGGGCCCCGCACCGGGCAGGCCCCGCCCTACGGCCTCGTAGAGCAGCAAGACATCACCATCACCACGAACGGCAACGGCGACTTCGGCGACCCCGCCGCCGAGGTGAACGCCGTCGAGATCCTCACCGTCGACCTGATCCAGACAGCCCGCCTCAAGACGGGCCCCACCACCACGAAGAACGCCGAACGCTACGGCCTCGCCGAAGTCCTCGCGAAGGCCCTGCACGGATGCCGACTGCCTGCCGCGCCGTTCCCTGTGACCGCCGTCAAGGTCCGCGACATCGACCGCTTCCCCATCACCGACAACCGGATCCGGCACTCGATCACCGTCGAGGTGCACCGGCCGCTGCGACTCACCGAGGTGATCCCCGCATGACCGACGTCGTCTACG